GCCCCTTGTTGAAGATGGGAATTTGTAAACGAAATAGAAGCAGTGCTTGTAATATTGAATGTTCCACTTTGATTTCCAAGAGATGTTGCTAAAAATCTCAGTCTACTCTGATCATACTCTGCAACATATAAAGCCTCAAAAAGTGCCTGTCCTCTTAATCCTTGTACTAGTTGAGATAAATTGCCAGCAAGTGTTCCGGAATTTAAAGTTACTGCAGTAAATGTGGTACTATTTAAAGTAACAGTTACAACTCCATCTGCTAAAGTAGTGAAGTCAAACCCATGAATATGTGCCTTTCCGCCATTAGCACGAAGAACACCAAACTTTCCGTTTGTGTGTGCGTATCCAATTTGAATTGCATTTTCTTGATTGAACAATCCAACTCTTTGAGTAAACCCCACAGGATTATTAGAAAATGAAGCGGTGAATCTAGCAACTGCACCTTGTCCTGGACGATATCTAAGAAAGTTAGTACTTCTAATAACACCATAAGAGTTTGCACTTGAACCAGCACCTACAACAAATCTTGAATTGCTATGTGTAGCAATTCCTGTTGCACTGAATGTATATGTTTCAAACTCTCTTGGATTTAATCCATAAACTGCATCACCCTGAACCTTTGGTGTTAAGGGTATAGCAAGACTTTCTCCAAATGCTGACTTAGAACAAGCACTTTCATTTAAAATGTTTCCATACTCATCTGCACGAAGATAAACTTCATGAAGTGTTCTTTCCTGATTTAAATAATCTTGTTTATTTTTATTCCACTGTGCCATGAATCAAATCCACTCTAGTTTTGATGGGTGATATCTTTTTACATCTGATACTTTATATGAATTATAAGTCGGAGTTGCAGGATAGATATTATGAACTATAGCTCCTGGATACTCATTCTGTAGCTGTTCTGCTAATTTTTCTCTAGATGGGAGATCGATAGAATCAGACATTAATTCTATTCTATAGATGTTTCCTTCCCACATAAAGTCCGCATAAAACTGCTCCCCCATTGGAGTTGGAGAAGATTCAGATCCATTTACAATAATAGTACCAACAGAAGCATTACCAGAAATATTTACACTTTCAGATAAAAACTGTTTATATGTTTTCATATTTTTTAAACTTTTATACTATATTTATTAGACACAAACATAAATAACATGGTGACAGAAAAAATACAATACTGTGCCAAGAGAATGGAATACACCCAAGCGTGAGCCTTGGAATGCACCGATACATAACATTCTAAAAGCAATAGATAATCATACTCAAGAGTATTTCAAGAGTGGTGATATTTGGCATCTACAAAAAGCAGATATGTTAAGAACATATCTAAATGAACTAAAAACTTGGATCCATAAACAAGAAAAAAGATAAATAGAGTTGATAACTATCAAAAATATTAAAAAAATGAAAAGACTTCTATTAGCCTTTTCGTTATTTTTTACAATCCCAGTTAATGCTGCTGAAATCACATCAAGAATCACTGACTCCGTACAATTGAAAGTTGATGGTGCTGCAGTTCAATCAACCCGAATCGGTGCTTCCTATTCAGCTTCAGGAACTAATATAAAATCTACATCTTTTGGTGGTGTGGGTGGTGCTGGAACCTACGACATCGATACTCCAGGTCAAGCATTTAGTTTCTCAGAAAGTATCAATGCTGCTGATACTCCTGTAACAACTCAAACAGTTACAAATGGTGTAATTGGAACACCCAATCTCTATGGAGATAGCGTAACTCAAGTTGGTGGAGATAAAGGATCTCTAGCAGGTACTCTTTCACCAACTGGCGTTCCTACTGTTACTGCTGGTGGTGCAGGTACAAGTGCTACTGCCCAAAGATCCATTGAATTAAGCGTATTTAAATGAGACATTTAACTCCCGCTTTGCTTTTAGCGGCGGGAGTCATTTGTACTCCCGTTTATGCTGAAAGTGTTGTGCCTAATTTTACTAGGGGCACTATCAATGCAACAACAGAATCCACAACAAAAATCATAGAAACTATTCGCCAAGTTGAATATACAACTGGTGAGTCATATACTGTAACTGGAACTAACATTAATATTCCCGGCAATCCACAAAAAGGTGCTAGTTATAGCATCATGACTCAAGGTGCTCCATTTCAGTTCAGCGAAACCTATCTCGGCCCTGGAGTGGCAAAAGAAACATGGATAGACCGCACTACAGAAACCCAATCAACCACTACATCAATCTCTGTCTTTACGCAATAATCTCAACAGGAACCGCATTCGCTCAAAGCACTCCCGCACCTAGTAATACAAATATTGCTGGTCCAAGTGCAAGTGCAACGGGAAATGTAACGAACCAAGCAGTTCAAGTTCTTCAAGGACCTTATGCAGTTAATACTTATGGTGGTGGAGTAAGTTGTCAAGGAGCAACTTTTTCAATATCCCCTTTTGTTATGAGCGGTAATAATGCAAGTGATGATCCAGAATCTTTTGCATCACGAAATGGAAACTGGGGTATTTCTGCAGGTCTCAATATTCCATTAGATGGAAACCTAATGGACTTATGTAAAAAAAGAGCTGCAACAGAAATTGCTAGACAGCAAGTAGAAACTGATAAGGCAAGATTAGATTTTGAACTTGTGAGATTAATAAAATGTGGTGAAGCATATAAGAATGGAGTCATGTTCCATCCAGATAGTCCTTACTTTAAAGTTTGTTCTGATGTTGTCGTGAAGTACCCAAGAGTTGAGGATGTGGTCAATGGAACCAATAAACTCAATTGACAATCCAAATCTAAGACCCATAATCGGAAATAATCCGATTAACATTCCAAATTCAAACATCAATCAGATATCTGGTCCATCTGTAATTTCAACAATAGACAGACCAAACATTCGTAGCGTAGAAGCACCTCTTGTTCGTGGATTAGAAGTTCCAATTGTTGATGTTCCAAATACTGCGATTAAATATCCAGTTATTAATGTTCCAACTCAAGCAGAATTTGATGCTGCAGTAAAAGCAGAACGCGAAAAACAAGCACAAGAACAACAAGAAAAAACAAGAGGGTTGCCTGATACTACCCCCCCTCCTCAACTGCCTCAGGTTGCTCAAACTTCCCCTACTCAACCTACAACATCTACACCAGTTGTAGAAGTTCCCACAGATAAAGTACAACCAACCTTTTCTGTTTATGGAGTCGATATTAATTTACCTGATCCTTCTCTTGTTGCTACGGCTGGTGCTGTCGCAGTAGTTACTACGGCATCTACTATGGTTGCAACAACAGCATTAAATGCTCTCAAGAATGCTGCAGAACCAATTATCAAAGAAGCAACAAAGAATAAGTTTAAAATTAAAATCAAACAAGTAAAACCTGTTCTTCATTATGTTCTAGCAGAAGGAGGACATATTGATATCTTTGAATACTCCGCAGAAGGAACTCGTCTTATAGAGCAAGTAACTAATGTAGAACAATATATTCGAGATCAGGTAGAAATTAATGCTCTCTATGAAATCGATAATAAAATTATTATTGATGATGTAATCGCAGATAAATTTACAAAAGAGGGCAGAGAAAGATTTAAACCTCTCTTTGCTCCTGCTAAAAAAATCGCTAAAAAGTTATCCGCCAGATTATCAATCTAAATCTAAAGTTGACACAACCCAAGAAATAACCATTACTGGTATATAAGTTATTACATTATAAAGAGCATCAAAAAAGAAATTTTCGAATCTAGATTCCTTTCTTTTTTGATGCTCTTCTTGTTCTTCTTTTTGTGGTGTGTGAGTCATTCCAACACCTTAAAGTAATCTTTACTATTTAACAAATTAGTATCAAATTGTAAAGATTTTTTGCGTCCTCTTCGTGCCGGTCTCCTAACAAAACGAAAAACTTCTGGCGGTTGCCTCTTAGGAATAGGACGCCTATTCTCAAGCATCATACCATCATTGGTTATCAGTCTTATTACTATTAGTAGATGAAGAACTATTGATTTCATCTTTTTTTCTTAAATCTGCTTTAAGTGCGATGATTGTAGCAAGAAGAGACATTAATGTTTGTATAGATTGTGATGTATTATCATCACATTTACTCGGCGGTTTCTTGTCTTTACTAAACCCATCTGCAAGATAGAGAAAATGGAGACTTTGAACAACTTTAAAATTACAAATAGAGTAATTTATAAACGTCATTCCAACAATAGATGCTGTGACAAAAGCAACTAATAAGGGGACAATATTATCAAGTGTTGGATACCTTATTTTCATTTCTCTTCTCCAATAACAATCCAAAATCTTTTTTCTTTGTTCCGCCATCATATTCCCAAGCATATCCGTCATCAATCATCATTTGATTAACTGATTTCTTTTTATTCGCAGCAGAGACTTCTTTATCACCAATAAACAAATGCCCAAGAATTCTTCCGTACTTTTCGGTAGAATCTGGGAGTTCAGTCTTCACAATAATATCAGTTTGTCCCTCAAGTTTTTTCTTTAACCATTCTTTAACTTCAAGTCCAAGTTTCTTTTCATTAACATCAGTTGTTCTGCTCTCTGGGGTATCGACACCAGCAAGACGAATTCTTTTTTCTAAACTAATATCAAACCCTAAATCTATCGACGCATCAATAGTATCACCATCTACAACTTTAAGAACAGATTTAATTCTGTAAATATATGGATCTTTATCTGACATTAGAAAGGAAATTTAATACTCCCACTATTTAGTTTGGGAATTGGTAGTTTCTCAAATGCTTTATTGACTTGATTTTCTACAACTTTTCCAACAAATTGTTCTGGGTTATTTAAAATCACTTCTGCTTTCTTATAAGTTGTATAAGCAGCGTAACAAAGTGCTCCACTAATGAGAAGACTGGTTGTTGATAGAATGATTGCTAGATTTTTCATTTTGCACCTCCATATGTGCTAGTCGTAATATGTAGTAAATGTAGTATGCTGTAAAAGCAAGTCCGCAAGATAAAATTATAACTACTCCCCAAGGAAACTGATCCATCAATACTTACCTTCAGTACAATATTCTACTTTTTTGTTTGGATAATAAGGGTATTTTCCCTCCTGTGGTTTCATCCATCCACAACCAATCAACCAATCCATAGTCATAGGGGTTGGACGAATTTGATCCCAAAGTGGACCTTTAGAGCACATCTCAAGTTTTTCTGCAGTTACATTTGATTGTTCTTCTGCCCAATTAGCATCTGCTTCCCAAGGAATTGCGCGACTTTGCATCATTGATTCATAAGTCAATCGAGTTTGCTTCATTACCCATGCAGGTATTTCACTATCTTGATGTACTTGTGCCATGAAAGACGTTTGTAACCCACCACCCATACAATCTTGAACAACGTGCCAACCTTCATGTCTCATTGTTCCCAGAAACTCTCTAGGATCTTTGAGAAGAGTTTCATTTACAAAAAAACGATTATAGTTTGGTTTATACAATCCAACCGTTCTTGGAGTAAAATATCTTTCTTCTGCAACATATACAGGAACATTTACACTGTCAAGAGCAGCAATAATTCTTTTTAGTTCTTCTCTGAATGGATCAAAATCTGGATCCTTTAATAGTTCAGAATCTACGGTCAGTTTCTCTACACCTTCAGTGCATTCTAGAAGGATCATACAACCCATTGCTTCTGCACTATAAGGTCTTACTGTTGGTTGTTTTGGTTCTAGTGATGCAGCAGAAACTGGAAGTGCCAATAATGACAATAAACCAAATGTATGGAATATTTTTTTCATTTTCTAAACATCCTGGATTGATTTGATATTAAAAAATCGCACTCATTAAGTAAATGAATGCGATTTTATTAGTTTATATTTAATTTCAAATTGTTCTCTTTTAATAAAAATCCATCATCTTGGCAAACATATTGTATTGTATGTATTTGATTGTTTATCAAATAATCAACATCACACAAAGTTGGAGAAAACATTACTTTACCAACTATCACTGCCACTAATATTTCCATTATTTTTTCTTACCGCCGTTTTTTGCTTTTTTGGCATTAGCGTTACCTGAGTTCTGCTTTTTATTACTGGCAGAACCTGCTCCACCTTTTTTGTTCTTGTTTGCTGATTTTGCCATTAGGTTCCTGTGCGTGGTTGAACAAATCCTTCGCCTTCTTCAACCTTTTCCTCAAGAGCTTCGACTCTTTCTTCCAAAGTTGTAGGTGGTTCTAGAGATTGTAGTTCTGGTGTTGGTGGAGTTTCTACAACAACTTCTTTACGTTGTTCTTCCTTTTTTTCATCGTCATCATCACCACCTTTCTTCATAGTATTAATACCAAATGTGGCAGCAGATGCGGTGAATACAGTAGCAATAAATGTTGGATCCATCTTGGACAATGCTCCAGCATAACTAGCAGTCAGAAGAGCAGCAGACCAACCAAGAATCACAATACGAATTAATTGTCCCATACATTTTTCTTTTTTAGTGTTTTCCATTTCCTCTTAGTGTGAAGTTAACCTTTTTTCCAAGCTTCACCTTCTGCCTTTCTTCTACGTGCAAGTCCTGCTTCTACATTTGAACCAGGATTTCTGTAGAGATATAGAGCGTCTGGAACTAAGTCCCATTCTTTATTCTTCAAGCGTTTAGTAATAGTATTAAAGTTATCACCACCGTAAAAACCGGCACCAAGATTATAAGCAAAGCTGAGCAAAGCTCCTCTTTTTCCATCTGACATTTCACTCCAATATGGAATTTTACGTAATGCAGGAAGAAATTCTTTTTTACATTGTTCAATAAGAAGTTCGTCTGCTTCAGTTTGAGTTAAACTATCTCCGATCTTAAATGGTGAACCATCTTTTTTACGAGTTGATCCCCAACCAATTGTGATTGGAAGTCCCCCAGTAAGTGGATCAGGATATGCATTTAAATGACATCCTTCAAACTCTTTAATTAATTTAATACCCATCTGCGGTAAATCGTCGCCACCTGCTACAGAAGAGATAGTAGCTGCAGCAGCGGATGCTGGTGCAGCACTAGACTTTTTTCCCCTATAGATTTCTGCCCAATCAATATTGTCTTCTAGATATTTGACAGGTAGATTGTCTTCTAACCACTGAACTGCCTTAACATGGTTAGGATTCTTCTCATCATAGAACTTGAAGAAATTGTGTAAGTCGATTCTTGCCATTGTTATTCTCCTCAGTCGAAAATTCTTCCCCAACCATCGTTGCCCCCAGGACACCAACGATGCTTGAGTACTGCTTTGGTATAAATGGTTTTCTTACCATTCGTTACAGGACCAGTGTAATTATCATTCAATGAGCCATAAGGATCATTGACATAATAGCCTTTACCGTCTGGTGTCTTGCCAATTACAACACACATATGTCCACCAGTAGGTGCAGAAAGAGAACCGCGATGGAGAATACCAATAACAACAGGTTTGCCTCTATCAAGACTTTTATCAATATCAGCAAAAGAAAGATTGTAACTAAAGTGCGACTTAACTCCATAGCCTGCCAGAACTTTTGTCTGTACCGCATGGTCCGTAGTATCGCCAATCGCAAATACTTTCTTAACATACTCATCATCGCCTTTAATCGATCCTGGCTTGAGGAAAGCAAGGCACATAGCACAAGAAGAACTATTACAAGTTCTATGGGCATCTCTATAATTATCTACTTGATTGAAGTATGGAACAGCCAAAACTTCTGGAGTAGGTGGCTTTGTTCTAAAAATTCCAATCCAATCAGTTTCTGCATCATCTAAAAACTGAGCAGGAAGATTATCCTCTAACCATTGAACTGCTGCTACATGATTATCATTACCGTCATCATAAAACTTAAAAAAGTTATGAAGATCTAAAGTCATATGATAATTTTATACACACTTTTTTATTTAGAAAAGTAAAAAAGTTATGTCAAAACATATATTCATCAATTTTATCTAAAACTTTATTCAGATAATGATGGGCTAACCATTTTGGATCATATCCAGATTTATTCATCCACTCTCTATCTAAATCATTTTTTATTTTGTAAACCTCACACTTTATAATGTCCTTTGTTAATTGTCCTCTTGGCATATACAAAAAAACTCTGCCTCTTATTTAGAGACAGAGTTAGGTATTATTTCTTATTGTTTCAAACTAGTTCGAGTTCCAACACAGAAGAACGAATATAATTCAAAACATTCTCTGGAGTAGTTTCTTGATATGGATCCGAATCGGCGTTGTCACGCATACCCTCCTCAACGAAAAGCTTAGTGATGATTCCGTTATCCACAACCATAGCATAACGCCAAGAGCGACTGCCGAAACCAAGGTTAGACTTAGTGACGAGCATACCCATAGAACGTGTGAAATATGCATTTCCGTCTGGAATGAGTTTTACATTCTTGATGTTCTGATCTTGTGCCCAGGCATTCATCACAAACCCATCATTAACAGAGATGCAGTAAATATCGTCGATGCCAAGACTACGAAAGTCGTCATATTTCTCTTCGAATCCAGGTAACTGATAGGCACTGCAAGTAGGAGTGAAAGCACCAGGCAAACTAAACAGGACCACACGCTTTCCATCGAAAAGTTCTGCGGATGTACGATTTACAAATTCACCATTCTCACGGAATACAAATCCAACCTGAGGAACCTGATATTGTTCTTTACGCATTTTAACCTCCATCAGAACACTCCCGGAATAATTTGTCCGGTGGTTAGATATGTTCCTACCATAACCACAAAAGCCACCATAGCAATTTTTCCATTAAGTGCTTCTGCTTTTTCAGTAAAGATTTTGTTCATTTATTTTCTCCTTGATAAGGGTGTTGTTGTTTAAGTTCTAGATTTGGTTGTGAAGGAACAACAGGATTCCTTGACTTATTTTTAATTATGATAAAGGCATCATTTTGATAGGAGACTGTTCCAAATGGTTTTGCCCATTTCGGATTTGCATTTGGACTAGTAGCAGTTCCTGTTACCGCTACTCCACCAATCTCTACAGAAAGTTCATCATCACGATCCCAGTTTAGTTGTTGAAGGGCAACTCCAAGTTGCCCAAGCATATCAGCACTCACAGGTTCTCTTCCTGTTCAGTGAGGATTACACAATCACTAGTGGGATATGCCACGCAAGTAAGTACCCATCCCTCAGCAATTTGATCATCATCAAGGAACGATTGTTCTTCATTATCAACGGTGCCAGAGATGAGTTTGCCAGCACAGGCAGAGCAAGCACCTGCCTTACACGATGAAGGGAGGTCAACACCTGCCTCTTCTGCTGCTTCAAGGATATATTGGTCATCAGCACATTGGATAGTAGTTTCAGTGCCATCAGGGGATTGGAGAGTAACATTAAAAGTGGTCATTAGTAAGTCTCACAAAGTTTTTCTACGGATGCTGCCAACAGAACGAAGAAGGCAACGGATGTCATTGTAAACAAAAGTGAAGTCATTGTCAACCCTCAGAGGATTCCGAAGAAGAGGTGCCCAGTTAGAGCATAAGAAATAGTACCAGCAACAATGCCGACCATTGCCCACCTTGAATTTGCTCTTTGTGCCTTCTCAGCGTAAGGCTCAAAACCATAACGTTCAATATCTTCTTTAGACATCCACATAGTAGGTTCTTTGGCAAACATATTCATTTGACCAAATTCATTTTTTGTAACAGTCATTTAAGTTTTGTAACGATTTACAACAATATTATATATGAAAGTGAGGGAGAAGTCAATCCCCCCCTCTAGTCGGTTTTGTTAGGAATTACTGACCGATACGACCAACGGCAATTCTTGCACGGTTCAGAATAGAACCAGACAGAGGAACATATCCAAGATCATCAGCAAGTGATTGTGCCTTAGTACTCAGAGCATAATTCAGTGCCTTACGAATAGCATCAGTGTTTGCACCATTACCAGTCTTATAGGCAAGAATCCAAGTCAGAGTAGAGATAGGATATGAAGTTGCACCAGCAGGATTTGGATTTTCGCCAGCAAGGTTTACATCAAGTTTGATATTATTCAAAGCAGCGGCACCAGAGGCAGCAGTAGGAAGAACAAACTTACCTGCTTTATTTTGGATTGCTGCTGCTTGGAGTTTGTTTGCTTTTACAAATCCAGCGTTCACATAACCGATAGAACCAGGAGTATTACGAATAGTTCCAGCAACACCTTCATTACCCTTTGAACCAACACCAGTAGGCCACTTCACAGTCTTGGAAGCACCAGAAGTCCAACCACCAAAAGCATCTAATGAGTTAGTGAAAGCATAAGTGGTTCCAGAACCATCAGAACGATAGACAACACGGATAGGACCATTGCCACAATTAGGAAGTTGTTTCCAATCCTTAATGCGTCCAGCAAAAATATCTACAGTCTGCTTCTGAGTGAGTTTTAGAGAACACCCAGGTTTGTTATATGCAACGGCAATCGTTCCACCTACCATAGGAATTTGAACAACACCACGCTTTACTTTGGATGCTTCTGCTGCGGAGATTGCCTCGTCACTTGCTCCGAAGTTAACTGTGCCCGCAATGAATTGACGAACACCAGCACCAGAACCAACGGACTGATAATTAACGCGGTTCCCAGTAGTTCGTGCATAATCGGCAAACCATCGTTGATAAATTGGAGCAGGGAATGATGCACCTGCACCATTGATAGCAGGTCCAGCAAGAGCAGCGGCAGGAGCAGCAGCAACTAGACCAACGGCAATAAAGTTTTTGAGTTTCATAAAAAGTGAATAACTACGAAGCAATTCTAACATAATAAAAAGTAAATGTCCACTAAGAGAAAGTTAAGAGATTATTTGCTTTTTTATCCAAGTTTCAATATCTATTTTTGGGGACCATCCAAAGGTTTTTTTAATTTTAGAAATATCGGCAAGAGTCTCTCTAGACTCCCCAATTCTAGGAGAAATATTAACTTGATTATCCGAAATCATATTAGCAATTTGATTAATAGAATAGTTTTTTCCTGTTCCGACATTATAAACTTCACCAAAAGCAGTAGGTTCTGGATTGGAAACTGCAACCATTACATTTGCGTTCACAACATCAGAGACATGAGTGAAGTCTCTTCTTTGCTCACCATCTCCAACAATAGTCAGTGGTTCTTTATTTTCTGATTGTCGAAGAAATAAACCAACAACAGGAGCATAAACACCCATCAACGGATGACGTTCACCATAAACATTGAAATATCTGAATATAATTGTTTCTAATCCATACAATTCATAATACATTTTGCAAAGTTTTTCGCCACTAACTTTGGATACAGAGTATGGATTCAAACAATCCTCAACCACAGTCTCAACACAAGGTAAATTATTTCTACCATATGCAGAGGATGTTGATGAATATATCACTCTTTTCACTTCTGCCTCCTTTGCACACTGAAGTACAGTACAAGTTCCGACAGAATTTGTCAGAACAGATCTGATTGGATTTTTAATCGCAGGTTGAATTCTTGCCTCTGCCGCAAGATGAAATACTATATCAATACCATCATAAAGTGATCGTGTATTTTTATAATCCACAATATCGAACTTATGATTGCTTGCTCTTTCGTTCCAATAAAATTTTTCATTAGATGAAGAACTTTCGTTATCTATCACAATAACTTCATGACCAATATCTAAAAGTTTATCTACAAGATTAGATCCAATAAATCCTGCACCACCAGTTACCAAACATTTCATATTAGTATATTAATATTTTTTATATCTATAACAAAAAAAA